CAGCAAAAACACATTTGCGGCTCGATAGCGGTTCGCTAGGTGACAACATAACAACATCACAAAGCATTGTTCCCGGGGCCCACGTTATTGCGGCGGCCTATTCACTTGTCGGCACTGGTGTTGACGTGCTGGGATATCGGTCACTCGTCAACCTCAATTCCGGCACTAACTTAGCAGGCGGTACGGTTGATGTCAAGATCCAGGAGTCAGACGACAACATCACCTATACCGATTGGACGGGCGGAGGCTTTACACAGGTCACGACCGCCAATGACAACGCGGTTCAGGAAAAAGCCTACACCGGAAGCAAACAATATATTCGTGTTGTCGCTACGGTAGCAGTCGCAACGTGTGACTTTGGAGTGGACATCATAAAAGAACAACCTTATAGCGCTGAGGATGACCTGATAAGCGCACTAATCACAGCGGCCCGGGAATATTGCGAACAATACCAAAACAGGGCCTACATCACGCAAGTGTGGAATCTCTGGTTGGATGATTGGCCCGATGAGGACTTCATCCGTATCCCATTGCCACCACTACAGGACATAAACAGCATTAAGTATTACGGCACTGACAACACCGAGTACACGATGTCCACAGATGATTATTTTGAGGACATAAAGAGTACACCTGGCAGAGTATCGCTGGCATATAGCAAGACATGGCCCACGACCACGCTACGGCCGGTAAATGGTATCTGTATCAACTTCGACGCAGGCTATGGCGCGGCTTCAACTGCTGTCCCGAAACGAGTTGTTTTGGCGATGCTTTTATTGATTGGTCACTTGTACCTATACCGCGAATCCAGCATTGACAAGGCATTGAGTGAGATTCCCTTTGGGGTCAAGGCCTTGCTTGGTTTGGACAGGGTGATCCCAACATGATACGCGCAGGGGATTTAAACCAACGGCTCACAATCCAGCAGGCCACAGTTGCCCGGGACACCTACGGGGCCGAGATCCAGACGTGGGCAACTTATGCCACAGTATGGGCCAGCAAAAAGCATAATGTTTCCCGAGAGTTTTATTCAGCCCAGAAAATCAATGCCGAAGTCACAGACCTGTTTATTATCAGGTATCGATCGACCATCACAACCAAGATGCGGATATCCTACAACGGCAGGACATACGGCATTCTTGGCGCTGACGATCCAGACGGCAAAAGGCAGGAAATCTGGCTGACGGCTAGGGTGGTGGAATAATGCAGTCTAAAGTCAAAATTGAAGGATTGAGAGAATTATCACAAAAGAGTGATGCGTTTAAAAAACACCTTTTCAGTCAGTTCGGGGAAATAGTCAAAGAGGGCGCTGACATGATAAGGGACGAGGCCAAAGCAAAGGCTCCAACCGGGGATACGGGAAATCTTAAAAAAGGTATCACGAGCACCATTACTTGGGACAAGCAAAAGAGTAAGGCTTTTGCAGGTGTTGGCATGGACGCTGGTATGAATGATGTTTTTGTCAAATATAGTGCAAACGGAAAGCGTTATTATTATCCGTCATCGGTAGAATACGGCCATAAACCTAACAAGGAAAGCACTGCCCGGCCATTCCTCCGGCCAGCACTCAAGAAGAAAAGAAACGCAGTTAAAAAACTCATAGCCTCAAAGGTGGGAGCATTGATTGGGGGCTTCAAACCATGAGCCTAAAAACAAGCCTATATTCTTACCTGTCAACCTATGCCGGACTGGTTGCTCTTGTTGGTACAAGGATTTATCCAGTGGGTGATGTACCACAAAGCCCAACAGTGCCATATTGTGTGTACTCAAGACCAAGCAGTGACAGAGTATATTCCCACCAAGGATACAGCCACTTGAGCGAAGACGACATACAAATAAACTACTATGACACAACAACAGCAAAAGTTGAGGCAATCGAAGCGCAGGTTATCGCCGCCATTGAAGCATGGCCGGCGGCAAACAGCAGCGTACAGATGGCATTAATAACAAATATAGCCGGGGATTTATATGATCCTCAAACTGACCTCCAGTTTTCAGAGCTGGAGGTTTCCTTATTCCATTCATTAGATAATTAAGGAGTGATTTATTTTGACCACAGCAGCAAAGGCAGCATTCGGGACCGTATTCACATGGAATTCCCAAACGGTGGCAGAACTGACCAACATCGGGGGCTACGAGTTATCTATTAACATGATAGACGTAACCAATCATCAATCAACTTCAGGCTTTAAGGAACATATTGCCGGACTTATTGAGGTTGGTGAAATCCCCATCGAGGGCAATTTTAAGTATAGCGACACCAACGGGCAAATTGCAATGACTACAGATGCAGCCGCCAGGACATCGCGTGCGATTACAGTTGTTTTCCCAAGCTCACTTGGAACGCTTAGCGGAACAGCCTATATCACAAAGTTAAAGATTGGCGACAATGCTTTTGATGGCAAAATTCCTTTTTCGGCCTCCGTAAAGATAACCGGAGTGCCGACATTTACCGTAACGGCTGGCGAAGATTTAACCGGATTGACCGTTACTACCGGGACCCTTGTACCTGTGTTTGCTGGTGGCACTTATGAGTATGTTGTCAATATCGCAACGGACCAAGCGACTTGTACAGTTACTCCGACCTGCGCGGCTGCTGACAGCATCACAGTCAATGGCAGTACCGTTAATTCCGGGGCTCCTTCCAGTGCTATAACATTGGGCGCCGCAGCATCTGTTACTACTATTCATGTCATCACTATTGATTCCGGCAAGACCAACAAGGATTATACCTTGCATCTAACCAGAGCTGCAGTAGGTTAATATCATTAAGGAGGATTTATGCGTAGTAAAAGTATTGAGATAGCCGGTAAAGAAATTGTAATCCGAGAAAGCAAGATCAAGGAAATTAAGGAAAACCTGATCCCCAGGATTGGCACAGCTTGGACAGAAATTGCGAAGGGAGATATTACGGGGATTGTTGACCGCTTCGGCGAGCAACTCCCTGAGGTATTCCCTGAATTAAAAGGGGTGGAGCTTGATGAGCTTTACCCTTCAGAGGTTGAAGCCTTTGTGGAGGCGTGGATTGAAGTAAATTTTACTGGTGTCAAACGCCTTGTAGGGCCGCTGCTGTCTTTGGCGAAGTTGGGGCAGGACAAGCAAGAGTCAAATTCGGAAGGGCTTTTGGCCAGCCTGAATATTGGCAAGAATTAACTGTTAGCGAACTGGAAACAGTCCTGAAGGAATTGGATGATGCGGAACAATGGGAACGCTTTGAGTCATGGCAGCAAACGGCTTTCCTTTGTTCCCTGATTGCCAATACCAATAGGGACCCGAAAAAGAAGAGCTCACCCTTTGAACCAAAGGACTTTAATCCTATCCCTGTTCCGGGTGAAGAAGGGCCAAAACAAAAGAAGCAACAGACGCCTGAAGAAATGGCGCATGTCGCTAAAATGTTATGTGCTGCAATGGGCGGCAAGATTGGATAAGAAAAGCCCCTGGTATTTAGCCAGGGGCCTGTATTTTTATAAATTTAACTTTTCTACAAGCCAGCGCTGACACTTCTCAGCGTATTTTATGGCTGTGGAGAAAGAACCAAGAGAAGTTCCTTCACCAAGAAAGTTGACGGCAGAATAACCCTTTTTACCAGCCTCAACAGTAATGGCTTTAATTGATTTAATTGGTACTGAGCCTTGTTCAGATAGGCTTAATGCACTGACATATTTTAAATAATCACCGTCAATAATGAGCGTTATCCCGGATAGAAAGCCGGGGTTAAATCTTTCTTTCATAAATCATTACTCCTTTTTTATTTCCATTATATCAGAAAGGAGGGTAAAAATGGCAAGTTCTTTAGGAGAATTATTAGTAAAAATCGGCATTGATGCTTCGGCGCTTAATAAGGGCTTGGACTCAGCAATAAAAGACTTAAACAAAATGGGCAATCAGGCACAAAAAGGACTCGGTCCGATCATGGATAAAATAGGTGCCGGGCTTATGGTTGTTGGTTCAGCAGCCGCCGCAGGCTTTGGCGCTGCTGTTGTTGCCGGAGTCAAGGCCAACTCCAACATGGAGCAATATCGAGCCACATTAGAAACAGTCATGGGAGACAGTCAAAAAGCGGCTGAGAAGCTGGACTGGGTTAAGAAGTTTGCGGCAAAGACTCCCTTTGAGATCCCCGAACTCGTTGAAAGCACAGTCAAATTACAGGCGATGGGATTGGAAGCTGAAAAGATGCTCCCTATTGCCGGAGATATGGCCGCTGTGTTTGCATCGTCAGGTAAGACAGTAGGAATGGCAACAGAGGCGATCAATGATGCTATGATGGGAGAATTTTCCAGACTTAAGGAGTTCGGGATCAAGCTGTCCCAAACTGACTTTAAAGAGGGCGGCAAGTATGCTGGCAAGTCTTACGCTGAAGCTATTGCCGAGGAAGTCAAAAACCACAATTATACAGGCGCTGCAGACAAGTTAAGTCAAACCTTTTCCGGCAGATTATCCACCCTAAAAGATACTCTCATGGGCGCCTTGTCCACAGCTACAGCTCCGATATTTGACAAGATTGCGGTAGGCTTAGGCAATCTGATAACCAAAATTGAAGAACTGCAAGCCAGCGGAACTCTGGATCAGTGGGTTGCCACTGCAACAGCAGCCTTTGATACTTTCTGGGCAATCGGGGAAGTGGTCTTTGACGCAATCATTAACGTTGGAAAATATGTCATTGATAACTGGGGGCTTATTGGTCCTATTGTAGCCGGTGTTGTAGGGGCCTTTGTAGCTTTTCAAGTTGTTACTGGCATAATCAACATCGCAAAGTCAGCAATGATGGCATTTAATCTTGTTATGGCGCTAAATCCTATATCCTTGGTCGTGCTTGCTATTGCGGCTCTGATTGCAATAGGTGTGGCCTTATACATGCACTGGGATCAGATCAAGGCTTACGCTGCTGCTCTTTGGGCGTCACTTGTCGCCGTATTTGAGGGGATAAGGGCCAGCATATC